ATCTGGTCCTGATGTAGCGAACGGTAATGTTGATATTGCGTCAAATCCTAAACTCATAAATAATCCTTAAAAGGAGGCTGTAGGTATGGTGGAGTACAGCCCCCATTTAAAGATTATATTACTTTTTAAAGCAACTTGGAAGTCCTAAATGCGGTCTTCCATCATTTACATTAGAGGTTTTATATTCAGAATTTTGATCGTTATAGTGTAGAAATACTTGACAACAATCATTGCCTTGAAATTCTTCTCTCCAGTGTTCTAGTTCGATACCTCTATAAACCAACATATCACCGGGTTTTAGGTTTACTCTAACACCTTTGTTATTACTACTCGCAGTTATACCTTTTTTACCGCCCATCTGTTCTGGCTTACCTACATTCTTTTTAGGTTCTAAATATATTGGCCAAGGATCACCACCTAAATTTACTGTAGTAGATATTTCACAACTTGGTCTATCTTTGTGTCTTTCTAAAATATCTCCAGTTTTATATATTCTAGCATATGAATAAGTTGGATTTAATTTAAGTCCTGTTTTATTTTCCATTACAGGTAAAGTCCTCATCAATAAAGTTTCCATAGCTAAATCTGCGTAATGAGAATATGTATTTGGAACTTGTTCATCTTTCCACGTTCCCCATTCCTCTGTAAATTGAGAGATATACCTTTGATCGAAAAAAGTTCTAGCAACAGTTCTTTTAAGTAAAAAGTAATTGTAACAAAATCCTGCTATTTCTTTGGGTACAGCTCCTTTGATAACTATATATTTATTTTTTTTAAAGCTCATTTAATACTCTTTTCTTTTGATATTGCTGTTTCAACAACTTTTATATTCCAATGTACAAATCTAAATGGTTCTAATCCTGCATCCACTGCAAACTCGTGAGGAACATAACCTGGAAAAATAATCATTGTTCCTGGTTTAGGTTTGTAATGTATTTGATTAGTTCCCATTGTAATCTGTTCTTGATTTTTTAACGGTAACTTTGTCATCTCTGCACCAGGTCTTGGTTCGTGAAAGATAGGATAAGATGTTTTTTCACTACACTTTAAAAAGTAAAATCCTGATACGTGTTGATTCCAATGTTGATGTGTAGAATGATGGCCACCACCTTTTTCACTAAACTCCTGTACCCAAAATTCTGTAAAGTGTAAGCTATGATTTTGTAAATTAAATCCTTGCCAATCTAAAAACTCATAGGATCGTTGACCTATAAACTCTACTAAATCTTTTGCTTTAGGGTCTTGTGAAAAACTTTCACTATGTTTAGATAAACCAAATGTGCCTATATCTTTTTTCCATTTAGGTTCGTTTTTTAATTTATCTTTAAGAAGTTTATCAGCTTTTTTAATATATTTATCTGTTAGTTTAATTGTATTTTTAAGAAACATCGGTGCTTCTGCAATCCATACTGGTGTTTGAAAATAAAACGCAGATTTAAAATCTACGTGTCCTTTTGGTTTTTGTGGTGTACTACTGCCACCTTGTTTTATATCATTCATATTATTTAAATGGATAACCTAGATTCCATATCACTAGACTATTCCTTTCTCCTTTAGTTACGGGTTTAACTCTATGCCATACAAACGAAGGAAACACAACCAAAGAGCCTTTTGGTAATATTTCAGTACACGCTCTAATGTTAGGTTTTTTATCAGGATCTAAATTCCTAAAGTCAAACTCTAACTCTCCACCTTTGTATTCTTTTGGATCTGTTAACGTTACGGTTACAGATAATTTTCTAATCTTTCCTTTTGTTGGACCTTCTTCCATATAAGGTTTATCCCAACTATCACAGTGCCAATCATAGTATTGGCCTTTTTTATAAATAGTAAATTGACAAGCTTCTGAAAAATCCCATTCAAAGTTCCAACCTGCATTTTTATTTGCCATATGAACATAAGGTTGAATCTCTTTATATATCCAACGATCACTCATCCAGACTATGTTTGAATCTCTTTTCTTTTGTAAATCTTTTATTTCGTCTTTAGTAAGAGGTTGTTTAGTTAAATTTCTATCTCTACCAAAGCCGCCTGTAATAGCCATAATCTCTCTTTCTTTTTCTGACTTACCATACTTAACAATAAGATCACATATTCTTGGTGGTATTGCAGATTCAAAATACCAATAGTAATTAGATATATTCATAGTTAATTGTTAAAATTATATTTAAACCGGTAGAAGTATTAGGTGAGAAAGAATATTTATTAGTAGCAGGGAACATTATAAAGTGATTATCTTTTATAGGTAAGTGCCACGTTCTATTTTTTCTTCTGTTATCATCATATTCAATAATACATTCTGAAGAACCTTCTTTAACATCAACACCATAAATTAATGTATAGTCTGGTGAATTACGTAAATCAACAGGATCAACTTGACCTCTTGTCCAAGACTTTTCTTTAGGATGCATAACATTGCCGTGCATAGTTTTAGTCACTAAAGTTTTACCATATTCAACTCTCCAATGATCTCTAACGTAATCTTGCATCCATTGTAAAGGTTGAGAATAAGGTACAACATAATCATCAAAAGCATAAGCTTGTGGATTAGTGTTAATTCTATTTTTTTTAACAAAAGATTCTATGATGTCGTTTCTTATTTTATCACGATCAATTTCAAAGCCTTTAGGCATAGAAATCTCACCTGTATATAAGTCTACTTCTGTTAATACTTTCTTATGCATACCTATTTGATATGTAATAAACTCTGATTAAAATGTCAAGTGTGTTATCTAGCTGTTTTATCCCAAGCACCTGTAGATTCATTCCACAAATAAATATGTGTTAATGCTTCTTCTTCAGATAATGCTGGAGCATCACCTATTGGTGATTGCCATCTTGCTTCTGATACATTTAAAGTCCAACTAGCGTAAGGTTTACTAGTAATGAAAATATCGTTATCTTCATCATAAGTCATACCTATACCTGCGTAGTTACCTCTTAAAGGTGTTCCACCTAATTTATGTTGTCCACCAGATGTATTGTAAGATGTTTTTTTCCATAAAGGCCAGCTATGGATTCTTTCCATAAACTGTCTTCCTACTTCTTCATCTTCAATGCCATCAGCGTTTTGACAATCAGCATCAGCTACAACTTCTACTCCTATAACTTTGCTGTTTATTCCTAGTTTTGCGTAATGTGCCATAATGTTTCTCCTTATATCTTATTTGTTAATTCATTTCAACTATTGAAATTTATATCTTATTATTACTACTCCTGATCCACCTGTTCCACCTGGATTACAATTTGCACCACCACCTGCACCACCTCCAGTATTTGCTGTTCCAGCAGTCCCTTCATTTGTTCCTGGAGTTGCTCCACCTTCGCCACCACCACCTGCACCACCTGCTCCAGATGCACCTGGAGTATCTCCTGAACCACTAGCGCCACCACCACCAGCTCTTGCTGTTGGTGTTCCATTAATTGAAGAAGTTGCTCCTGCACCACCTGCTCCTGAAGCTCCTGGTATTGCATTTACTCCAACTGCTGTTGCACCTCCACCACCACCAGCTTGTCTATCAGGAGATGGACTTCCACCTGTACCACCGGTATTTCCTTGAGAAGGACTTACTGGGGGAGTGTTACCTGAACCTCCTACTTTACCACCTGAAATACCTCCACCTCCTCCTCCACCTGATCCACCAGCTGTACCTATATTAGCGGCATAACCTCCACCACCTCCACCTGTTGATGTTATTGTTGAAAAAATTGAATTTGCACCTGATCCTCCATTATTACAAGCTCCAGGAGGAGCAGCACCACCTGCACCTATTGAAATTGGATAAGTTTGTACTGAAACAGGTAAACCTGAACAAGGAGTAGCTGCTAATGGACTTGCTGTGTAGCCACCACAAGCCTGTTTACCTTCTCTAAAACCTCCGGCTCCACCACCACCTGCAGCATTTGCACTAGCAAAACCACCAGCGGCACCACCAGCGACAACCACATAAGAAACTTTTGCTCCAACACCTGTTCCAGAAATATTAGAAACAGCAAAACATCCTGAACCTGTAAAAGTATGAATTTTATAATCTCCTGATGTTGTTACAGTTCCACCAGTAGCTGCTATAAAACCTGGATTGCCTGATATATTTGCTGTTGAATCGTGAATATCTTGCCAACCTTTTGTGCCATCTACATAAATTAAAGTAACTGATTGTGATTCTGTATCTAATACTCCGTTAGCGCATACACCACCAATTTTTGATCCGTTTCTACATAATGTAACTGCATTAGAATCCCAAGTATTTGCATAATCTTTAAAAGCAACTATGTCGCCAGCGCTTGGAGAACTTGGAAGAGTAACTGTAATTGCACCTCCTGTTGTATTAAGAAAGAATCCATCTCCTGATACAGCAGTGAACGGCGATGTTTTAGCTGTTGTACACCAATCTACAGTTCCAGTACGACCAAAACCTGTTTGTGTAGCACCACACGCTAAAGTTACAGCTGTGCCTGGGCCACCTAATGTAAGTGTGCTTCCTGATCTTTTTTCTATTTTATTTACTTTAACTGTACTCATAATTTACCTATTGAAATTTATATCTTATCATTACTATACCTGAACCACCATTTAATTCAGTTGTTGTACTTCCTTTTGATCCACCACCTCCACCTCCAGTATTAGCAGTTCCTGCTGTTCCACTTGGTGCTGGTGCTGGACCGCCTCCTGGTCCACCTCCTCCGGCTCCACCTGTTCCACCACAACCTGATCCACTACTATAACCACCCCCACCTGCTCCACCACCTGCAAAAAATCTTGATGAACCTACCGGGCCTGGAGTTCCATAACTTGGAGCTGTTGGTCCTACAAAAGTATCAGGTATAAATGAACCATCACCACCATCACCACCTGTTTGAGGCGCTTCACCAGGTGTACTAGCTTCCTCTCCAGCTTGACTTGCACCTCCTCCTCCACCACCTGAAGTATTACCTGATGATTTTCCTATTCCACCTGGTTGTCCTTGAGGGGGACTAACGGAAGGTGTATTACCAGCTCCACCTGGCTGATCACCAGGACCACCTGTTCCACCTCCACCTGATCCACCTGAATTTCCTATAACAGCTGGAGAGGAAGCATTGTCTCTAGCACCTCCGCCACCACCAGAAGATGTAATTGTACTAAAAACTGAATTTGAACCAGTGCCTGGAAAAGAACCACCTGCTCCTATACTAATTGGAAATGTTGCTGCTGTTACTGGAATAGATGAAGCATTTAAAGGATTTGGACTTCCTAATGTTGGACTTGCATATCTAAATCCTCCTGCACCTCCACCACCAGCTGCGTAAGCACTTCCTGCACCAGCATCACCACTTGGTCCTCCACCAGCTACGACTAAATATTCTACTTTATCAGAACCAGCAGGATTACCAAGAGAAGTTACTGCAAAACATCCTGAAGCTGTAAATATATGTGTTTTAAAATCTCCATTAGTTAAAACTGTTCCGCCTGTAGCTGCTATAAAAGTTGCACCTGAAACATTAGAAGTTGAATCTTGTATATCTTGCCAGCCTTTAGTTCCATCCACGTAAATTAAAGTTGCTGATTGAGCTTTTGTAAATAAAACAGCATTAGAACAGTTACCATTAATTTTTGATCCGTTTCTACATACAGTTACACTATTAGTATCCCAAGTGCTTCCGTAATCTTTAAATGCTACTACATCTCCAGCGCTTGGTGATGAAGGAAGTGTAACTGTAACAACTCCACCACTTGTATTTACAAAATATCCTACTTTATCTGCTGCTGTAAAAGGAGAAGTCTTTGCTGTTGTACACCATAATACTGATGAAGATGGAGTACCAAAACCTGTCTGTGTTGCACCTGATGCTAATGCAACAGTAGCTCCGCACGAACCAACTGTAATAGTTGATCCACATTTTTTAATGATGCTAGATCCGTCTGAAACTTTTTGTATGTTATCTACTTTAATTGTACTTGTCATAATTTATTTAATTTTGAAATTTATATCTTATTATTACTATACCTGAACCTCCAGCGCCACCAACACTTGGTGAACCAGCACAAGCTCCACTTCCTCCACCACCTCCTGTATTTGCTGTTCCTGCTCCACCATTTCCTCCTGGAGAAGAACCTCCTGCTCCACCACCTCCTGGAGTTGCAGCAGCTGCGGGTGCAGCTGGGTTGTTTGATCCTCCAGCACCGCCAGATGCTCTTACTGTTGGTGTTGCGTTAATTGAACTTGTTACTCCAGCGCCACCTTGACCTCCTGGTGGATAGTTTGAACCAGCACCGCCGGCACCACCGCCGCCTCCACCACCCCACTGATTGTAAGGAGGTGATGATGGAGAAGAGCTTCCTCCTGGATTTCCTTGAGGAGGACTAACTGGAGGTGTATTTCCTGCACCACCTGCAGCACCTACGTTTGATCTTCCTCCACCACCTGAACCACCAGCTCCACCAGCTGTATTTGGTGCTGGATTCATTCCAGCTCTACCACCTCCTGCTGATGTAATTGTTGAAAAAATTGAAGAACTTCCTTGTGTTGCTAAAGTGCAAGCTGGCACACCGCCAACCGTACCACCTGCTCCCACTGTAATTGGAAAAGTTCCAAGAGATGCAGTTAAAGCAGAACAAGGGGTTGCTGCTAAAGGAGAAGCTGTATAAGGATCAGAAGAACATTTTCCTTCTCTGTATCCTCCAGCACCAGCACCGCCGGCACCATCTCGAGCACCGCCTCCACCACCTGCTATTACCATATATGAAATTTTAGTTGAACCTGATGGTGTTCCTGCAGCAGTTACTTGAAAAGTTCCTGAACTTGTAAAAGTATGAATTTTATAATCTCCGCTTGTACTTTCTGTTCCTCCTGTAGCGACAATGTGAGCAGATCCTACAATTGTTGAATCTGTGTTAACATTTAACCAACCTTTTGTTGCATCTGCATAAATTAAAGTTACTGATTCTCCCTCTGTTCCTAAAGTAGCGTCTAAACATAAACCACCAATTTTAGAACCGCCTCTACCAACAGTCACTGCATTTGAATTAAAAGTGTTTGCATAATCTTTTATAGCAACAATATCACCTACTGTAGGTGAAGAAGGTAAATTAATTGTTATTGCCCCTGAAGTTGTATTTAAGAAAAATCCTTTACCACTTGTAGCAGTAACAGTACCTGGACTATTGGTATAAATAGTCGAACACCAATTTACTGAACCTGATCTACCAAAACCTGATTGAGTTGCACCGCAACCTAAAGTTACACTTTGGCCTGATGTTCCTAAAACAATATTTGTACCAGGACCGCCAACTGTAACCGTTGAGCCACTTTGTTTATCAATTGTATCTACTTCTATTTTAGACAATGACTAATACTCCCGTTACTGTTATCGTTCCAGGTATAGTAATGGGACCTGCAAGAACTCCGTTCTCAACAGTTTGTGTACCATCAATCGTACCTGCTTGATTTTTTATAAATTCATCCGGTGATGTCTGTCCTCCAATATATTGGATTCCATTTACTATTGCAGTCATAATACTCCTTACGAACTAATTGTATCGATGTACGAAAGAACCACGTCTAAACTACTTGCTGTATCAGAGAC